TTTATCTTCGACTATTTTTTTTATACGTCTTCCCGCTATTTCTTCCATGTGTTTTAACATAACCCGTACTATTTTATCTTCATCAAAAGGTCTACTTTTCTGAATGTGCATTGCTAATTCTACTGCATCTTCTGGACGATCATACCATTCATGTTTCCAATCTCCTGCTACAAAGTGTTTATCTTTAGTTTGATAAGAGAGTTCTCCAGAATTGTTTTCATACCATAGGTGTAGTACTCCAACAAATGATTTTTCCTCTTTATGTTAAAATCCTTGTATAATGTGATCTACACCTAAGGCGGGGAGGTAGGGGAATACGGGGTCTCTATAAAGTTTATAACGAAATTGAGTGTTCATCGCATAGCGAAGTTCATCTCTCAGTTTTGGATCCATAGGAAGATATACTTTATCAGTCATTTTACCATGGCCACGATCCACTCCACTTCATATTTGCTTCTCTATCAAGTAGTAGATAATCTATTTTTTCAGGTTTCATTTGTTCAAATGCTCTCATAACATCGATGTGAGAAAAATTTGCACAAGAATAAACATCACATTGTACTAGTGCGGGTCTTTCTTCATCCCAAATATGTATTGATATATGTGATGTTTCAATCATCACAATACCTGTTACACCACGATTTCCTTCTTTGTTTACATAAGATGAATATGGTCCACCTAAGATATTCATGTCTATTTTTTTAACCAAATCGCGTAGCCATTTTTTAGTTTCTGGTGGTGTAATTAATGGTTCGTTCACTTCTGCTCTCATAATCATGTGCTTGTGAACTACGTTTGGCATTTATGCTAACTCCTCGATTGTTATTTTTAAAGGATACTGATGTTCTTTTGCCGATTCAGCCGTTTCAAATGCTTTTTGTTCTGCTATTTCATAACGATATATCCCAGCTACACCCATTCCTTCATTGTGTACACTTAACATAATTCTTTCGGCTCGTTCAAATGGGTGATTAAAAATTTCTTGTAGGACATACACCACAAAATCCATTGGTGTATAATCATCGTTGTGCAAGACTACAGCAAATTTACTAGGTTTTTTCGGACCCCTAACTCTTTTAAGTCCACGTCCTGTAGCGCCTTTTCGGGGTTTTTCAGTTAATACATTATCATCATTAGGCGTCTGGTCCGCCGCATCCATGTGTTTCATATTTCACTTGTTTCCATAATGTATTTTCTTCATCATATTTCATTCGTATCAAGTTACCATGACTATCGCAATGATGTGAATAAAGTCCTTCTTTTAATTCAAAGAATCCTGCGTGTACTAATCCTTGTAATTGTTCTTTAGGTAAAAAGGTTGATGCTTTTATCCATCTAGGAGGCCATTCTTCATCTTCTAATGTAACTTTAGTCCAATCTTCGGGAGGTACAGCACAACCAACTAAAAAAATTAACGTTGCCGTGATGAGCGCTTTTCTTCTGGTTTGTTTCTTATTTGAACTAAACATCCCTTATATCCGTCTGGTGTTGTGTAAGTAAGGGTAGTACATAATTGAACAATTTTTCCATCTATCATAACTTCTGTAATCTTTTCAAACTGTTCTCTTTTTCTTCTACTTCCCCTGGCCACGATAACGTTTCCAATTCCTTTTCTTATGCTTGTTCTTAGGTCTAGAACATCCTGCTAATCCTATACTAGTTCTTTTCTTTGAAGTATTCTTTTTCCTATATTCAACAGATGACCACCCTCTAGCTTTCTTTGCCATTATGTTTAAACCCCTCTTTCATTTTAATAGATGCTTTATATCCACAATGTGGACAAATCATTGATTGATCTTTTCCGTCTTCTCTTTTTTCTATAATTCCTGCATAACTCCACCAGTTCTTACATTCTCCACAAATAAAATGGAACAATGTCTCCCATGTGTATTCATGTTTCCATCCCATTTATTCTCTCCAATTATGGGTTAATTTAAGATGTGTGGGGTTTCTTCTGATATGGGACCGTAGAGATCACTCCAAATTGTTGAAAAAACGGAATCCACATCATCTCGTTCTATTATTAAAAAATCACCCAAGGTGTCAATGATTAAGTAGTTACCGCCTTCTTTGAATTTACGAATAAGATATTCATTTGACACGGCAAGGAAATCTGTCAAATCAATAAGTTCTTGATGCTTTTTTATATTCATATTATAAGAATATTATGGATTCCAAACAGCTCCACCTGATCCACTACTCAAAGAATACCATTTAGAATCTGTCCAAATTAAAGTATGACCTTCTCCAACAGTATCGAAAACAATACTTGTTCCAACAAGATTTGAACCAGTAAGTGTTCCAGCTCCACTATCAGTTTTCATGACAATATACTTTATTTGACCTTCTACTAATCCATCAGCAATTGTTAATGCATTAACTCCAGTAGTAACTAACAATGTAATTGATGTTGTTGCATTTATTTCTCCCGCTCCAGAAAGAGTCTGTGGTGTATCTGCATGTCCAACGTATGTCGGAATTTTATTAAATATATTTGCAACAGTAATTTTTTTGTTTGTCGGCGCACTAGATGGTGTATCTACTACAAGTAATAAATCATCAATAGTTGTTTCTGAAGCTGCTGTTAAATTTGGAATAATCTTATCTGCCATAATAATCCTTTCTATTATCTATTATTTAGTGGGCTTGACTACCCAAAAAGGCTTCAATTTATTTCTTTTATCACGTTCAACGATTAGTTTTCTCGCTTCTTTGTTACGTTCATTCCATTCTTTTGCTCGTTTTAGAATAGCATCTTTATTCTGTTTGTAGTATTCTTTTAAATACTCTTTTCGTTTGTCGTCATTCTTCCATTTCTCGGCAAGCCGATCCTTGTTCTTCTCGTAATATTTCCGATTGGCAATTCTTTTTCTTTCTTTATCGGTCATATTAAACCTTCAGCTCCTGCTTTTGCTATGAAATAAGAATCCACTATATCACTAATAGGATTAATTACTTTTTTTGCTTTGGGGGTTAATTGTTCTTTGAGGTCTGTAGGTGTCAATAGTTCATCAACAAAGGCTTCATACATTACTTCTTTATTTGCATTACCTTTACCTGTTGCAAACTTTTTAATAACAGTAGGTGGATATGTTTTAAATGTGATCTTACTTTTCCACATTTTATTTTTTAATAATCCAGTATTTTCTGCTATTGAACGAACACCTGCTTGTGCTGAAGTAGCAAAAGCATACCCCTCAAGAAACACTTCCTCACAACCTTGGACAAGATTATATGCCCAAGTTGCGAGTTTTTCATGTCGTTCTTCTTCAGATTGCCATTCAGGATAAGGTTCAGCCTTTATATTGTTTATCCCACACCTGGAGGCAAGTTGTCGTTGTTTTTCAGTATTAGATAGATAATGAAACACACACCTATCAAAGTCAAAATGTCCACCATTTTCATCCTTATATACACATATTGCTGGAGAAGTTAATGAATAATCAATCCCAGCTATTTTCTTCTTCATTTGTTTCTCCTGTTTCACTATCTACTTCAAGATAGTGGCCACAAAAAGAACATACTTCTAATCCTTCTGTATCAGTTGTCATTATTTCATATTCTTTATCACATCCATCACATTGTATTGATATGGTAGCATCTCCATCTTCCCAAACTATGTCTACTGGCATATCCTATTGCCTCCCTAATTAGCTATATCTTGTCTATACAATTTATCAGTTGGAACAGTAAATGTTTTTAGAGTAATATCTCCAACTGTCATGTAACGTTTATTCCTAATAATGTTGACGGAAATTGTTTCACCGACTTTATATCTAATTAATTGATCTGCGAATTCAACATCAGTATTAATGAATACATCATTGATACCTATAATAGTGTCCCACGGTTTCAATCCTTTAGGTATTGGATTAGTGGGTTCATTTTCATTGCTTATTAATAAACCGTAACTATTCGGAATTGTGGTATTTATACTAGGATGTTTTTTTAAGATTTCTTTTTGCTGACTTTCTTTCCCATTTAGAGAAATAACCATAACACCTAATGCAGGACGTTCTACTTTTCCTGTCAATAACATTTCAGCGAGTGATTTTTTTGCAATATCGGCTCTGACTCCTAGACCGACACCTGCATTTGAATTTGATCTAGATACCATCAATGTAGCAACTCCTACAATTTCACCTTTTTCATTAATTAGAGGACCGCCTGAGTTTCCTTTATTGATTGCAGCATCTACTTGAATAGATTTAATGTAGGGGTGTCTTGCATATCTGTCATTATTAGAAATAATACCTTTTGATAAGCTCCATGCCATCCCCATAGGGTGTCCAAAAGCATAAATTTCTAGTCCTGTATATATGTCTTCTGATTCAGCAAACTTCAAGTAAGGAACTTTTCTACTTAATCCTATTACTTCAAGTAGAGCCAAATCGGCTAATGGATCCTCTCCAATTACTTTTACTCGATATTCAGTCCAATCGTTTTCATCCCAAAAATATAAATTAATTGTTTCTTGACCATACACACAATGAAAATTGGTTAGTATATTACCTTTTTCATTGATAGACATTCCAGAACACAATGCATTTGGTGTATTAAGTGGTGGATCCTTTAATTTGTTTACCGATAGCAATACTACCGATCTTTTTACATTTTCAATAATTTCTTTGTTAATGGCTTGTACCGGATTAACAAAGAAAATTAACATAGAAAAGCATAACATAACAAAAAGTTTAAACTTTTCCATTTTTTTCCTTGTTAAAAATTTAATAGAGGTACATCTTCTCTAGGCAATTCCTCTGGTTGCTCTGGTGAGTCTGATTTCCCGGAATTGATATCTGGTAGAATATCCTCTGGCTTATCAATTTTTGTTTCATTATCAGACCATTCATTAAGAGCCTTTAAAGCTTCTTCATCTAAAATAATTAATCCTGCTAGAGTACCAAAATCTCTTATGCACTCTAATGATTTTCCCATAAACAATTTTGGTATAAGTGTAGGCTTTGTTTTGTCGTCATTATTGACAAAATCAACATAAGCTTTATACTTATAATCTGTTCTAACTTTATCCATTACACAAAAACAATGTACAGTCATTATACGAGAAATATGATAAGGGGGTTGCTGACTCATAAGAGTGGGATTTCCCATCGCAACCCATCTTAAAGTTCCCTGATAGCATACATGTATAGTATCAAAAATGACTTGACTTGGCCACTCATCATCGGGTACTTTATCAAAATCGCTCTGTGCCCATATAAAAGGTAGAAACAGAAACGAAAATACAATAATGAACATCATCAAAATTTTTTTCATATAGCAAATCCAATATAAAGTAATAACAGTATTATTATAGCTAACTCTACGACTAGTACAGTATGATACCATACCCATCTAGTCTCATAGAGTTTATCTTTTTCTAATTTGTCTCTATGAAAAGTAAAATATACTTTATCTTTTACATCCTCATACCACACATCAAATTTATCTTTAAGTGACATGTGCCCCCTTAACTATAAGTTATGTAACGGATGGAGAAATATCTACTATTTCACATCCTTTCTCTGAAGTACATGCAAATTCTTGACTTGCACTTGTGTAATCTTGTGTTTCATACTCTGCTAGAGATGCCCAATTTACATCCTTTGGCATTTTATCTAATAGTTCTTTATATTCTTCTTTACTACAATCTTGATATGGTGCTTGTCTATACGTATGATCACTAAATGGTAAAAAACTAATACCACTTATGTCATCAAAATTATCATACACCCATGCCGCGGTGTTTACCCATTCTTCCTCTTTAATAGATACAGTTACACTTGGTTTATGTTCACACCATTCTTTTGCATAGGTGTGCCATAAAGATAACTGCTTCCATGCAGTCATTTCTGTTCTACAAATTGCCCCTTCCGGGCTTTTTTGTGGAAATGAAAAGACAGTTGTATGTTCGGGCTTACTCACATCTGGTTCATTTGGAAACCCCTCTGCCTTCATCATTTTACAGAGCGGGTCTTTATTATCGGCCCTTACTGTCCTGACATAATAAGGATTATGGCGGGCATGAATACCAGAAGCAGAATCAACAAGCTGACTAACTGTACCTGAAGGTTTAACACAAGTAATGGCCGCTGCTCTATTGATTCCAAGTTTTTCCGCATATTCTTTATTAGTTTCTACTGCAATATCTCTAAGTTCGTTTAGTATCTTTTTTATATTATCTTTTGACCCATTCGTTAAGGCATTATCCATGATTCCGGTGAGACTAACTCCCAGTAATCGTTCTTCTTCACAATTTCGTTGCCATTCTCTAGAGAGGTATTTGAAATTTGTGAGAGTTGATTGGAAAGTTCCAAGGATAGTTGCAACCCTAACTTTGTTTTTGATAGATTGCAAATTATCGTTGGATCTGAGTACGACTTCGGACAGGTTGCAGAATTCTCGGGATCGTAAAATGATCTCGCTGCAAGGATTTGTGCCAAAATCTTCTCTTGCCAATCTTCTTTGAATGTATGTGCCATCTTTGTCCTTTTCTCTATTATTTAGTTCACTTACATGAGTCTTGCTTGCTAAACTACTGTAAATGCCACGTTCTCCAGACTTACTATCGTAGAGTGATAACCACTCTCGCATGAAAGTTCCTACATCTGGTTTCTCTTTATAATTAACTGAGTTGTTTGCGAGTGCTCTCTGTACGTTATCTTTGTACCATTCACCATGTTTGGCAAATCTCATTTCTCTATCATTAAGATTTGAAAGACTAATGAGTGCTGATCTTCGTACACCACCCACTACAACAATTTCTGCTATCTTACAAACAATATCATGACATTCTACTGGTTTAAGTTTTCTTCCTAATGCGTTTTTAATTGTA